CTAAACATGTGTTTGCCAAACAACATTCACAATCTCTCCGTTCAATAGTTCGATCCGATTGATAATTTGGCGAAGCGCATTTTTTGCTCTGACTCGATCGGCCCCTGATATGTCGACGTATAAAGCTCTCACGGACTTCTGCAGCTCCTCTGCGCTTACTTTCCGTCGATCCCCTTGTTCTAACCTGCGTAACAGCTCATTTCGGTCTTTTTCTGTACGCTCACTTGCGGCCTTTAGATCCTGCGCGGAAATTAACTCGTTTTCATAGGCCTCAATCTGTTTCTGAATTCGTTTGTCAACCTTTGCGAGTTGAGATTTGATTTCATCAATTTCGCTAGCGTTTGATCGTGGTGCAGTAATCTGCAAGTCAAGTGTATCGGACTTAGATTCAATCAATTTATTGACCTCACTAATAATTAAACTCTCCAAATCTTCTCGATGGACTGCGTGGTGCTTACATTCGTAACCAATAGCATACCCGGAACAAATATATCTGAAATAATCGTAATTCTTGTTGTTTGGTCGCTTATATCTCGCTGTATTACCACGCATATTACGTCCACAGTGTCCGCACTTTACGAGCCCGGTGAGCAGATAGGTCTCACTATCTGCATGTTTATTTGCCGGGATTCGGCTATCCAGTATTGCTAATATCCTCTGTTGCCGCTCTGGCGGAATGATGGCTGGGTGAGTGTTCTCTTTAACAATCCATTGTTCCTTATCTCGAATTACGGTTTTACCGTTCTTATTCTCGCGCATATTGTATATCGTATTTCCGGCTATAACTGGGTTCCGTAAAACACGTTTTATGTTCGTCTGATCCCAAGGTTTACCTGCTTTAGTACAAGATCCACGTTCGTTTAATTTCTTTGCTATCATTCGATATCCGTCTCCAGCTTCAGCAAGATCCGCCATTAGTAATACAAATTGGGATTCATTATCGTTGATTTCGTACATCCCGTTGTAGATGTCTAGACCGAAACATGGTCTAGTCAGGGCTTTGTTGGTGTTCCGTGCAAGCGAGAGCATATTATCTTTTACTCGTTCACTGTTACGTTCTCGCTCAAACTCTGCAAATGTCGCAAGGAGTTGGAGGACCATTCGGCCAACAGCTGTTGAAGTATCAAAACTCTCTGTAGCCGAAACGTAGTGGCAATCATATTCATCAAGTAATTTAACGAATTGGAGCATGTCAAGTAGGTTCCGGGACATACGATCGAGTTTCGATGTAAGCACGATATCGAACTCTTTTTGCTTCACACGATCGATTAACTTTTGGACGTATGGGCGTCGCATGTCTTTCGCGCTCTGTCCTTCATCAGGAAAAAAAGTCGGATGGTTCCACCCCATAGCCTTACAGTACGCCTCTAAACGTTCTTTTTGCTCAGGTAATGAATTTCCTTTGTCGGCTTGTTCATCAGTCGATACGCGAATGTACGCAGCAACACGCATGAGATACCCTCCAGAATTTAATACTTGATATTGACAGGAGACATATACCAAACCATTTTTCCAATTAATCTTAGATTCGCAGAATCTTCGCTATTTGAGTCGTATAACTTTGCGACATGCTCGGGGTTGTAGCTGTCCGGTTCTAACGCGATCGTATTGTGAAGTTGGTAAAACCGCTTAAGTGTAGCGTCTTGTCCGTTAACTGCCACTGCTGCAACATCTCCGTTATTAACCTCTTCGCTAGGGTCAATTAATGCATATGCTCCATTTGGAACGATTTTGTTCATGCTGTCCCCGTTTACCTTGAGCAAGAATGCAGTTGGATGGTTCTCGGCAATCGCTTCAGGTACCTCTATATATTCTTCAACTCGAAGCATTTCGAGAGGAACCCCGGCTGCAATAGACCCGTATAATGGGACTTCCCACGACTTCCCCTTGACTGGTATAGCATTTGGAGGCAAGTTGTTACCGGAGGGAGTTTCCTCGAATAGCAGATCATCTATTGACACGCCTAATACATCAGCGATCATTTCAACTTTCCCCATCCGAGGCTCATTCTTGCCCGATTCCCAATATCCTATCATTACATCAGACACACCAACTCTCTTGGCTAACTCTGTCTTAGAAAGACCCTTCATTGATCTAAATTTTCTTAGATTTTTTGAGAAAGTAATGGTGTTCACGGTTATTCCCCTAACATTTTTTCTTGATTGTAGCACGTGTAATCTAAGTTTACAACAACAAATCTAAATTTACTTAGATGAAGTGTAATTTATTGGAGCTAAACCTATTGACACCTAAGCTAAACTTAGGATAAGATAGGTTCACCGGAAGGAGGTGTTAGGCGCAATGGAGGCAATCAGGAAAACCTTGCGGGAGTGGCGGGCATACAAGAACTTGGATAAACAGGATATTGCGGCAGCAATAGGAGTCCATCCAAGCACGTATGCAAAGTGGGAAGCTAAACCGTCTGATATGAAAATACGCGAGGCGGTTCGGGTAGCGCAAGCACTTGAGTGTGAGGTAAGCGCAATCATTTTTTTTGAGTCAAATCCTAAGTTTAGCTTAGGAGAACAGCGGGCTGTTAATCAGTAAACTCGGACAATCCGTTCTGCATATGTTTCGTCAGGAGGTGTTGCCGTGAAACGCGCTGAGCGTCCAAAGTTACGAATCGGCGGCCATTTTTTTGAAGTTGAGGGGAAGTTGGTTGAGATCGACCCGATGAAGACCAACCTCCCCTCTCAATGTAAATTGATCTGGGCGGAGGCAATGACCGGCAATAAATACAGCCTCGTCCCAAAAGTAGAAAGCAGCTCCCGTTAGGAGCTGTGTGAAGGACAAGCCTTGTGGCCCAACAGAAGGAGTGACTACCTATCAAACCGCGTTACGAAGTAAGACCCTGGCAGCTCGACGGTACCACGTTCCTCTGCGTATGGGACACCAAGAAGAACGAGCGCGCACCATCGCCGCTGTGGATTACTGAGAAGTTCGCGCAAGAGGATGCGGACAAGCTTAACGCCGCGGTGACCGTGGAGGGTAACAACAAAGAAACCTCTGCGGCAACAGAGGCTTCGAATGAATCGGAAAGATGTACTCATGATCAATTCATAAGAGGCGATCACGTGTCGGGTATTACGCTTGAGCGCGAAGCCATGCCCATACCTGAGGCTTAACCCAACCTTGCATCTTTTTTAGGCGATCACCGTCGACTTTGATCACGACGAGAAAATCATTGTTCGTAATGTGTTTTTGCAAGAAGTTGTAGACGACATCGTTCTCATTGTCTCCAGGCAATCCAACAAGCCAAAGCGTTTCGTGAACCTTGCAGTACTCGTAAGTTCTGATGTCGTTAAAAAATGCTGGGTATGAACCAGTTCCAGACAGTTGGAAGCTAACAGCATGGACAGACATAGGTACCCTCCTGTATTGATTTAGTGAATTTGGTCAATTTCCAATATTCGACAGAAAGAGAGTAAACCCTGCTAAGGAGGTGAACAAGGATGCAAGCAGTTAACGCAATGCCGGACCTTACCGGCACACTCGTAGCGTATGAAGGTGACGCGAAAGCGCAGTATAGTCCGTCATTCTATCGGATGCCTGCTGTTCCGGAGTCCGAGCCGCTTGTCAAACGCTTGGAGCGTCCGCTGCGTGTAAGGCTGGACTACAGTCTAAACGGCGCGATCTTGGTGCCGTCATGAGCGGGAGTAGCTGGTTCATTATTGGCGTATTCGTTGGAACAATCTTCGGCGTAGTCATGATGGCGATAACATCGATCGCTAAGCAGTCGGACAAGCAGGCAGAGAGTGAGCTAGATGATCGGCATTTCGACAAGAAAATCTGAGAGGGAGATGAACAACGATATGGGAGAAGCAAGACGTCGCAAGCTGGCTGGAGAAACGGAGCCAAAGGGGTGAGCATGGAGAGAGTTAAAACCAAGCCGACTAACAAGAAATTGGCTCCCAACTGGCAAGTGGGGCATGTTGGAGCCTTATCGAATCCTAGTGATTCCACGAGGCAGATGAAACGAAAAACGACCTAATCGGGGTAGGATCCGATCAGGCCGCAAGACAACACTATTCAACCCCATCATACCGCATCGACGCGGCAGGGGCAAGGAGGATCTTTATGAAAGCTACTGGCATTGTACGTAAAATCGACGGACTTGGGCGCGTGGTTATCCCTATGGAGATGCGCAAGACGATGGACCTGCCCGAGGGAACGGCCTTGGAGATTTTCGTTAACGGTAATCAAATTGTTCTCCGCAGATACGAGCCCGGCTGCGTGTTCTGCGGCAGCATGACGGACGTTAAGGTTATCCGCGAGAAGCTGATCTGCACGAGCTGCGTTTCCGAGATTGCTGAAAGCCGGGGTGTTCACGCATGACGGAACCAGTAAAAGGCTACAAGGTTTTCAATCGTGATTGGACATGCCGCGACTTCCAGTACGAGGTCGGCAAGACGTATACGCTGGAAGGCCACTTGCGCGTCTGCGGATCCGGCTTCCACTTCTGCGATAAGGTCGCCGATTGCTTCAATTATTACGACTTTGATCCAGATAACCGAGTCGCCGAGATCGAAGCGCTTGGTGAAGTCGTAACCGACGGCGACAAGTCCGCGACGAACGTGATCCGGATCGCCCGCGAGCTGAGTTGGGCAGAGATGCTCGAGCTGGCGAACAGCGGAAAAGGCAATACCGGACTTTCCAACGCGGGCCACCGCAACGCGGGCCACAACAACGCGGGCCACCGCAACGCGGGCGACTACAACGCGGGCGACTACAACGCGGGCCACCGCAACGCGGGCGACTACAACGCGGGCCACAACAACGCGGGCCACAACAACGCGGGCCACAACAACGCGGGCGACTACAACGCGGGCCACCGCAACGCGGGCCACAACAACGCGGGCGACTACAACGCGGGCGACTACAACGCGGGCCACCGCAACGCGGGCCACAACAACGCGGGCGATTTCAATTCTTGTAACTGGTCTACTGGCACGTTTTGCTCTATTGAACAACCGTTCATGCTGTTCAACAAGCCTTCTCAAATCTGCCGCGCCGAGCTGCTCTGGCATCCAGGTATGCGGGCGGCACGCCAGCTACGCGTAGTGGACGACGAAGGCAACCGGATCGACTATAAGGAAGCTTGGGCGAAGCTTTGGAACGAAGAATTCGGTAATCCGGAACGGATCGCGGTCCAGTCGCTGCCGAACTTCGACTCTGACGTATTCTTCGACATTACGGGGATTCGCGTATGATCGCGGCGGAGAAGAAGCGCCCAGCTCGCAAGCTCGAGACGCGGTTGCGTTCCGCAGTTATCGTGCTACTTAAACCGGAGTGCGAAGTTTGCGGCCAGCGAGTGGACAAACAATTCCTTAAACCATTCCCGGGTGCGCCGGACAAAAAGGCTTGTTCTCATTGCATTAACGATTACGCCGTGGAGGTAGAGAGATGAGCATCAAAATTAGCAAACTCGAGATCGAAAACGTTAAGCGCGTCAAGGCGGTCAAAATCGAACCGACAGCGGCCGGCCTTACAATCGTCGGAGGCAACAACAAACAAGGCAAGACGAGCGTTCTAGACGCCATCGCTTGGGCTCTCGGCGGTAACAAATATAAGCCGTCTCAGCCGGATCGTGAAGGATCGGTCGTTCCGCCTTATCTCCATATCGTCTTGTCTAACGGGCTGATCGTGGAGCGCAAAGGAAAGAACAGCGACCTTAAGGTCATCGACCCGAACGGCAAAAAGGGTGGTCAGCAGTTACTCGATAGCTTCGTCGAGGAGTTGGCGATCGATCTTCCAAAATTCATTAACGCTACGAGCAGGGAAAAGGCAGCTATCCTGCTACGTATCATCGGCGTCGGGGACAAGCTTCAGGCGCTAGAGAAACAAGAGTCGGAAATTTACAACCGGCGCCATGCCATCGGTCAGATCGCGGATCAGAAAGCGAAGTTCGCCAAGGAACAACCTTACTTCTCGGACGCTCCGAAAGATCCGGTTTCTGCCTCGGAACTGATCCAGCAACAGCAAGCTATTCTCGCGAAGAACGGCGAGAATCAGCGGAAGCGGCAGAGAGTTCGCGAAATCCAATCCGCTTTCGAGCAACAGGGTCTCGAGGTGAATCGGTTAACGGCCATGCTTAATGCCGCTCAATCCAAGTATACCGGCCTGCAGGAGGACTTGGCTATTGCTCAAAAAGACGCGCTCGATCTACAGGACGAATCGACAGCTGAGCTCGAGGCTAACATCCAGCAGATCGACGATATCAACCGTAAGGTACGGGCTAACCTCGACAAAGACAAAGCCGAAACAGACGCCAGCGAATATCGTCAGCAATACGACGCGCTGACGACCGAAATTAATGCAGTTCGTCAGCAGAAGTCTGACTTGCTGAATAGCTCACAATTGCCGCTGCCTGGTCTTTCCGTACAAGACGGCGAGCTGACCTATAACGGACAGCACTGGGACAATATGAGCGGCAGCGAGCAGCTTATCGTATCCACGTCGATCGTACGCCGTCTCAAGCCACAATGCGGTTTTATCCTGCTGGACAAGCTTGAGCAGATGGACATGAAGACGCTGGCCGAGTTCGGCGACTGGTTGGAGCAAGAGGGACTGCAGGCCATCGCTACTCGTGTCAGCACCGGCGAAGAGTGCTCGATCATTATCGAGGACGGTTATGTCGTAGGACAGGAAGGAATTGAAATTCAGCAGCCTCCTGGAGAGATTGACGCTGGACCGACATGGAAGGCAGGGGAGTTTTAAATGGAAGTCATCAGCGGTAAAGTCGCTAAGGCAAAGAAAGTTGTCATCTATGGACCAGAGGGGATCGGCAAGTCGTCGTTCGCGGCCCGATTCCCGCGGCCGATCTTCATTGATACCGAAGGATCGACAACGGAAATGGATGTCGACCGGTTGCCGAAGCCGTCGAGCTGGGAAATGCTTCGTCAGCAAGTCGTATGGGTTAAGCAACAGAATGGCCGTTTCGGATCCCTCGTCATCGATACGATCGACTGGGCAGAGATGCTGGCGGTAAACAGCATCTGTGCGGCGCACAACAAAGCCGGCGTAGAGGACTTTAGCTATGGTAAGGGATACATCTACGTGGCGGAGGAAATCGGGAGGTTCTTGAACCTCCTGAGTGACATTGTCGAGTCCGGTATCCACGTTGTATTGATCGCCCATGCTCAGATCATCAAGTTCGAGCAACCGGATGAGATGGGTGCGTACGACCGCTATCAGCTCAAACTCGGACAGAAGACAGGATCGCGCACGGCGCCGCTTGTGAAAGAATGGGCTGACATGGTTCTCTTCATCAACTACAAGACGTTCAGCGTGGCTACTGACGATAAGGGCAAGAAGAACAAAGCCCAAGGCGGCGCTCGTACAGTCTACGCTACACATCATCCTGCGTGGGACGCGAAGAATCGTCACGGACTTCCTGACGACTTCCCATTGGACTATAGCCATATCGCGCATATATTTACCTCTCCAGTTGCATCGCAGTCGCCTACACAGGAACAGCCTCCAGCTCTATCGACGCAAGCTCCAGCTGCGACACCGAGTCTACAGCAAGTTCAAAAAGCTGAAGCAGTAGCGAACACGCCGTCGGCTGGCGAATTGAATCCGAAGATTCCTCAAGCGCTTCGTGACTTGATGATTGAACATCAGGTGAAGGAGACGGACATACAACTCGTGGTAAGCCAAAAGGGGTACTACCCTTACGACACTCCGATCGAGAACTATGATCCTAATTTCATCAATGGCGTGCTCGTAAGTGCATGGCCGCAAGTCTTCAGCATGATCGAACAAGCAAGAAAAGATCTGCCATTCTAAACACACCAGGAGGATACACACATGAGCACTGAACGCGAATTGGGTTGGGACGACGAGATTCAAAAGGACGGCGGCGAGTTCATCGTTCTTCCGGCAGGCGACTACAACTTCACGGTATCCAAGTTCGAACGGAGCCGTTTCGCTGGAAGCGAAAAGATGCCGGCATGCAATCAGGCGAAGTTGGAGCTGACGGTCCACTCGCCAGAGCACGGCGACGTAGTCGTGTTCCATAATCTGTTCCTGCATACGAAGACGGAAGGTCTGCTCTCCAACTTCTTCGCCGGAATCGGCCAGAAGAAGAAGGGCGAGCCGCTCCGCATGAATTGGCAAGCGGTAGTTGGTGCCCGCGGTCGGTTGAAGCTGGAGATTAACAAATTCAAAGGAAACGACGGCAGCGATAAAACCAACAACAATGTTAAGACCTTCTATGCGAAGGATGATTCTCCCGGCCATCAGGCTCCATTCCCAGGCACTCAGGGCGGCGGGTATACGCCGGGAAAATTCTAGGGGGCGCCGATGGAACTTAGACCCTATCAACAAGAGGCGCGGGAATCTATCCAGCGGCAATGGGAGGGCGGCGTGCGACGTACGCTGCTCGTCCTTCCTACCGGCTGCGGGAAGACGATCGTTTTCTCTAAGGTTACCGAGGATCGGGTGAAGAAGGGCGAGCGCGTACTCGTCCTCGCCCACCGCGGAGAGTTGCTGGACCAGGCAGCTGACAAGCTGGAGAAGTCAACCGGATTGAAATGCGCGACGGAAAAGGCAGAACAGACCTCGATCGGCAGTTGGTATCGCGTTGTGGTCGGTAGTGTACAAACGATGATGCGTGAGAAGCGGCTGGAGCAATTCAGCCGCGATTTTTTTAACACGATCATTGTTGACGAGGCGCACCACTGCATTTCCGACAGCTATCAGCGCGTCCTGCAGCATTTCGATTCGGCCAATGTCCTCGGCGTTACGGCCACACCGGACCGCGGCGACATGCGGAATCTCGGATCGTACTTCGAGAGCTTGGCCTATGAATATTCGCTGCCCAAGGCGATTAAAGAGGGTTATCTCAGCCCAATCAAGGCGATGACCATTCCACTCAAGATTGACTTATCAGCAGTCAAGCAACAGAGCGGGGACTTCTCGTCCGGGGACCTTGGAACCGCGCTCGATCCGTATCTCGAGCAGATTGCGCAGGAGATGAAACGCGTCGCGCCCGATCGTAAGATCGTTGTATTTCTCCCACTCGTCAAGACGAGTCAGAAATTTACTGGCATCCTCAATTCGCTCGGATACCGGGCTGCGGAAGTCAATGGAGATTCGGAGGACCGGGCGCAGATCCTTGCGGACTTCGATGCCGGCAAATACAACGTATTGTGCAACAGCATGCTCCTAACGGAGGGATGGGATTGCCCTAGCGTCGACTGCGTCGTTGTCTTGCGGCCGACGAAAGTCCGTAGCTTATATAGCCAGATGGTCGGGCGCGGAACCCGGTTATATCCCGGAAAGACGGAGCTCTTGTTGCTCGACTTCTTGTGGCATACGGAGCGACATGAGCTATGCCATCCGGCTCACTTGATAGCAGAAAACGACGAGATCGCCCAGGTCATGACCAAGCAGATCGAGGAGTCTGGCATTGCTCTCGATCTTGAAGCAGTAGAGAAGCAGGCGTCTGAGGATGTTATCGCTCAACGCGAAGAAGCGCTCGCCAAACAACTTGAAGAGATGAAACGTCGCAAGCGTGCGCTGGTAGACCCTCTGCAATTCGAGATGTCTATCCAAGCCGAAGACTTGGCGAGCTACGTACCGTCGTTTGGATGGGAGATGAGCCCGCCGAGTGAAAAGCAACTGCAGACACTTGAGAAGCTTGGAATTTTCCCGAATCAAGTAGACAATGCCGGCAAAGCAACGAAGCTGCTCGAGCGCTTGGATAAACGACGTACAGAAGGACTCACAACGCCAAAACAGATTCGTTTCCTTGAGGGTCGAGGATTCCAGCACGTGGGAACTTGGTCATTCGAATCTGCCAAGAAGCTTATCGATCGCATCGCGGCAAATGGTTGGCGAGTACCTGAGGGGATCAATCCTAGAGAATATCGAGGGGAGATAGTAACTCCGTGAGCATCATTGACCAACTTACCGAGCTTAAAGAGCATGAAGAAACGATTATTTGGGTTAAAGGCGAGCCATTCATCGTAACGCGCGCAACGGATGGTGACATCGAGCGAGTTACGAAGGGAATTTGCTTGGACTAGGGGTGACTGTATGAATTGGAAGAGGGCCACTGATAAAGAGTTATTGGTCGTCATGGGGTCCGATCGCGAAGCCCGGTTATCGGATGTATGCGCAGCAAAGGAAGAATACGAGCGGAGAAATCGGAAGATTCCGACGACTCAAATCAATTTCAAACGGAAGACGGTATATCCGCGATGAACCATGTCAGCCTATTCAGCGGCATCGGCGGACTAGATCTTGCAGGCCATTGGGCTGGAATGGAATCATTGCTATTTTGCGAGCGTGAGCCGTTCGCACAACAAATACTCCGCAAACACTGGCCGGACGTCCCTATTATCGACGACGTCCATAACGTAACGAGAGAGGAGGCAGAACGCCTTGGAATTAGAGCAGTTGACATTGTTTCCGCCGGATTCCCCTGCCAGCCCTTCAGCCACGCCGGGAAACGGGGGGGGACTGACGACGACCGCTATCTCTGGCCGCAAGTTGTACGCGTATTGTCCGAACTACGGCCCCCTTGGTTTGTTGGCGAGAATGTTGCTGGGCTCCTCAGTATGGCAGAGCCAGATGGGCCGCCTAACGTGGTCAGTCGCACCAATTATCGCACGCCGGAAGAGGACTATCTCGAAAGTATATTTACACAAGCGGAAATTATGCTCATCTACCGTATCTGTAAAGACCTTGAAGACATCGGATATGAAGTCCAAGTATATGTGTTTCCGGCTGCGGCTGTCGACGCGAAAAACCTCCGAGAGCGGGTCTTCATTCTGGGCTACTCCGAGCGCGGCCGACTCCGTGGGAAGTCACGGCGGCGGACAGGGGAAAAGCTTACGGACGGACATCGCGGAATGGAAGGCGGGTATGTGGCCAACTCCGAAGGCGAACAACTCAACAGGGCCGAGCACCCACGGAGAAGGGGGGCAGGATTTGCAAACGGCAGTTCTATGGCCTACTCCGAGAGCGAACGATGCGGAGAAACGAGGGAGTGTGTCGTCGGACGATGTTCGACACGGTCTTCCTGGAGCAGTAAGAAAGATGTGGCCGACACCGAAAGCAAGCGATGCAATCATGGGAACGACCGCAAGGACAAGTGGTCGACCAATCGAGAAATCGACACATCTACAAACGCAAGTGCATCTTCATTCACTGGCTGGTCAACTCAATCCGGAATGGGTAGAAATCCTAATGTGCTTTCCTCCTGGATGGACAGAAACGGAATAAATCCATTGGACGAATTAGTCAAGTTCATCGCCACATATCCCCAGCCCGCACTACTCGGACAAGCTCAGCAAGATTGGGAGCCTCCGAGGGTGGCAGTCGGAGTGAAGGATCGTGCGCCGCGGCTGAAAGCTCTCGGGAATGCCGTGAACCCTTTACAAATATTCCCGATTATGTATGCGATAAAGGTCATCGACAATTGGTTAAGGAGGGAGCGGACATAGAAACTTCGCAAATTCTACAAGGGGACAATCTCCATGTCCTCCCAACACTTAAACCGAAGTCATGTTATACCTGTGTCACAAGCCCACCATATTGGGGCCTTCGTGACTACGGTATCACTCCTAGCGAATGGCCGGAGATAACGTACACGCCGATGCCGGGGCTTCCGCCGATCACGGTTCCGGCATGGACAGGCTGCCTCGGACTGGAACCCACGCCGGAGATGTTCGTCGCGCATTCGGTTCACGTCTTCCGACTCGTTTGGAGAGTGCTGCGGGATGACGGGACGATGTGGCTAAACTACGGTGACAGCTACGCGGGAAGCAATAAAGGTCGTTGGGGTGATGGTTCCGGCGTTATCGGCGAAAAACCGATGCAATCAAAGGCAAGAACTTCCGGATCGCTTTCGTACTCGGGGTTCGATTCAGGACTGAAGTCGAAGGACCTTATCGGAATTCCGTGGCGAGTGGCTTTCGCGCTTCAGGCCGATGGTTGGTACTTGAGGATGGACAACGTATGGAACAAGCCAAACCCAATGCCAGAGAGCGTCCAGGATCGACCGACGAAAGCGCATGAATATGTTTTCCTTCTATCCAAGTCGGAGAAGTATTACTACGACAAGGAAGCGATCACGGAGTCTTTGTCCGAGTCATCAATCTCCCGGATCAATCAAAATATTGAATCCCAAGGTGGTTCAAAGAGAGCGAACGGCGGGAGTAGACCGAGCAGAGCGATGAAAGCTGTATTCACGGTAAGGGGTTCTAAGGGAGTAATAAATAATCCTATGAACTCGGCATTAAGAGACGAAGATGCACCATTCGAAGTCCCAAAAAACAGAAACAAACGATCTGTATGGACCGTACCAACCGCCCAATTCAGCGAAGCGCATTTTGCGGTTATGCCGGAAGACATAGCTGTAACGGGAATATTGGCCGGCGCTCCAGTTGGAGGCGCGGTACTCGATCCGTTCGGAGGAAGCGGGACAGTCTACAAGGTAGCGATCGAGCAAGGACGTATTCCGACAATCATCGAGATTGGTCCGCAATATGTAGAGATAGCCGAGCGCCGGACGAAGATCATACAACCAACAATTCAATTTTAGCCCAAGGAGGATATAGGGATATGTACTGGGAGCGGATCGACAAAGGAGACAAACGAGCGCTCGCTCTCGCGGATCGGCATTATACTCGCCAGTCTCCCCGGCAGCAATCAATTCTGCCGCCCCGGTCGAAACCTCGTACTCCTCAGCCAAGACGAAAAAGCGCTATGGGTGACATGGGACGGTATCCGGGACGACGGCTGGGCAGCGTGGGAGTGTACGATATTCCGGAATGAGGGGCCGTTTATTTCCTCGCATCTCATCATGCTGGCGCTCGGCATCACTCGGCAGGAATGGGGCGCACCCCCGGAGGATGGGATGATAACGTACGTCGGAAAACACCTAAACGGCGGATGCTTTCACGCTGCCGGATTCACAAAGGCTGGAGCAAGCAAGAGCGGAAAAGCCTGCCTACATCTCCGCGCAGATCGGTTTCCGCCGCCCCTTCAAGTCTTTGAGAAGCAAATACTACTTTTCTAGGAGAGGATAAACGGATATGAAAGCATATTTGGCAGGGAAGATAACGGGAGACAAAAACTACAAGCGAAAGTTTGAAGAAGCGTAAAAACGGTTGCAACATGAGGGCTTTACGGTAATCTCGCCTGCGGTGTTGCCTGAAGGAATGACAAGTGGAGATTATATGCGGATATGTTTTGCGATGTTGGACAGCGCGAATGTTGTGGCATTCCTGCCTGATTACGAGTTAAGCAAAGGCGCGATGTTGGAATGGTCATATTGCCAGTACGTTGGGAAACAAACCTATTACCTTAAGTAAGTAATTCCGAGAAGGAGGCCAATTAACCCATGAAAGCCATATCCATACATCAGCCTTGGGCGACGCTGATCGCCATTGAAGCAAAGAAATTCGAAACGCGCGGATGGAAAACAAATTACCGTGGGACGATCGCAATTCATGCAAGTAAAACAGAGCCGGTTAAAGTGCTTCGCACGCTTCCGAAAGCTGATCAAATCCGCATCATGAATCGCTATTATAAAGAACTCAATATCGAATCAGGAGCCATCGGGAAAATGCCTGTCGGTAGTGTTGTTTGCACCGCCGAACTAATTGAATGCTATGAAGTTCACGAGGATCACACGGGCGACGCTGTGCTCATGTTGGGCGGAGTGACCAAGGTATGGGTTCCTAGGGATTCGGATGAATTTGCATTCGGCGGTTATTATAACGGACGGTTTGCGTGGGAATTGACTAACGTTAAGTTGCTAGACAATCCTATCCCCGCCAAAGGGCAGCAAGGACTATGGAATTGGGAGGCACCGCAATGAGCGCGATCAATAAACACTGCCAAGCTTGCGGAATGCTGCTGAATCATCCGGCAGAGTTTCACCCATACGAGTTCTGCGTTCTTGTAAAAGCAGGACAGGACCCGCGCCGACTGTATGCGGACATTGCGAAGCACAGCTCATCCAACCAAGGAGAAGCAGCAAGACTGCGGGAGGCGATTTCGGAGGCGCTTATCTTGTGGGATAGCCTAACGACGGAAGGTGACCTTGAGGGAACCATTGAACGAATGGTTCAAAAACTTCGAGATGCTATCGTCCTAAATGCAGCAAAGAATATGGTAGACAAGTGGCCTGATTGGAAAAAGGCAGTTTATGAACCCGAAGCAAGACTGCGGGAGGCGCTAGCGTGGTACGCAGACAAAGAGAACTACGAGTTTCCGGAATGTGGCGATTATCAAGTCCACAACCCGCCTGTATGGGATGACGGTGGCGAGAAAGCTCGCGAAGCCCTCTCCCAACATACAGAGGATACAGGATGCGAGGAATGTGGAGGTAAGGGATATTACCCCGCCGAGGCTGGAGACGTAGGGTATAGCGGTCCGGGATCGCATCATATGTGCTTATGCAACCCAGAAGTTGATAGATTAATAGGAATACAGAAGGTGCGGGAACTATGTGATCGTCAAACGAATGCCGGACGCGCGTATGTAGCAGATTTCATCGCTGAGGCATTCGGGTATATTGGCATCACCATACCAGGCATTACGGATGGAGGTACACCGAATGAATAGCACACATGAAGGATATGCGAAACTCTTAGAGCAGTACGAATCGGCAAAAGAAATGATAGATAACATGGCGTTGCAACTTCGATTCATTTGGAAGAACACGAAAGAACAATCTTATTCAAATCCCAACAATCACGCATGGAATGAGTTTGGCTACTTGGAGAACTGCATAAAACGTCTTGAATTGCAGATGGCGGAAATGATGGTTGTCGCTCATGATTTCCGCAAATCATTCCAAAAGGGGACGGCTGGAGGGGAAGCAGATGGGTGATATAACGAAGAACACCAAGTTCATTAACGTTTGCTGGACATGCGGAAAGCATCATGACCTCGGGGATTTATCTTTTGAACGCCCGGACGGACAAGGATACAAATGCGACGCCTGCCCCGGATTCGTAATAAGCCCGTCAGGAAAGGTGCAAGGGTTCTTAGCTCCGGTCGTCAAGATATTCTTAGTCGAAGACGGAGAAACGCATCGGTTTGCGGCAAAGGACGAAGAAGAGTGCCGCGAATATTACAAAGAACTGTACGGAGAGGATTTAGACGAGGAATCCGATGTCACAGAGATCACCGATCCGGAAGAGTGGAATCGAAAGTTCATTCACGTTGAAGATCAGCCTGGACTCGCATCGATCATCGACATTATCAACGAATCAACGGAATTTCCCACAATTATTTCATCAACCGTCTATTAGGGGGCGCGGAGATGCGTGATATAAAGTTCAGGGGAAAATGTTCGGATGATGGTAGATGGGTTATCGGAAATCTCGTTAAGACTCCATATGGCCTATATATCATTCCGCAGAATGTCTTCGCAAACAGCATTCCGCAATTCTCAGTCGATCCCGAAACAGTCGGTGAATACACCAGTCTCAAAGATCGTAACAGCAAGGAGATATACGAGGGGGATATCGTACAGATCATCGAGCATGGTTTCGACAATATAAACGATATCGACTACTTCGAGCAATGGTTGATAAACGAAAGAGTCATTTCACACACAATCGATGAAGACGGCTACATCGATTACCAATATGCGAAGTGTAACGACGCGGTTGTGATGGACAGATTCCCTAAATACTGGTTGCGGAATGAATCCTTCGGATATGAAGGTGAGGATCTTGTTGATCCGGAACGATGCGAAGTCATCGGCAACATCCACGACAACCCCGAACTCCTTACGGAAGGAAAATAGTGATGGAACGAAAAGTAGACCTCATAGCATTGCTAGAGTACGTAGACCCGGTCCGGCTGTCGTATCAGGAATGGGTTAACGTTGGCATGGCCCTGAAATATGAGGGCTACACGGCCAGCGATTGGGATGCCTGGAGCAAACGCGACGGCGGCCGATACAAACCCGGCGAATGCTTCCGAAAGTGGACAAGCTTCGAAGGAACCGGGAAGCCGGTCACTGGCGCTACGATCACGCAGATGGCAAAAGACGGCGGATGGTTGCCGCGAGGAACGCGGGATGATCGGGATGACCACGAATTGGGATGGGACGATGAGATCGCAGGCGACTACGTCGTGGTCGACCGCAATTGGATCGAAGGCAAGGAAATCCACGAACCGTCCGTCTGGAATCCGGTCCAGCAGCTTACGACGTACCTGTCGACGCTGTTCGAGGCATCCGAGAACGTCGGTTACGTCACGGACACTTGGCAGAATGACGACGGCAAATACTTGCCGACGAAGGGCGCGTGGGACCGGACGGCCGGCGAGCTGATTCAGCGGCTAAATCAATGTGGGGGCGACCTTGGCTCCGTACTAGGCGATTACAATCCGGAAGCTGGCGCGTGGATCCGCTTCAACCCGCTCGACGGTAAAGGCGTGAAGAACGAGAACGTGACAGAGTTTCGTTACGCTCTCGTCGAATCCGACACAATGGACATCGAGAAGCAAAACGCGATCATGCGCGAGCTCGAGCTGCCGATCGCCGTTATGGTGTACAGCGGCGGGAAGAGTCTTCACGCCATTGTGCGCGTCGAAGCTCCAAACTACGACGAGTACCGTAAGCGCGTCGATTACCTGTACAACGTATGCAAAAAGAACGGCCTGAACATCGACAATCAGAATCGTAACCCGTCGCGGCTGTCGCGGATGCCTGGCGTCGAGCGGAACGGTAAGAAACAATTCATCGTGGACACAGGTATCGGTAAAGCGAGTTGGTCCGAGTGGTACGAATGGATTGAGGGCGTGAATGACGACTTGCCCGATCCGGAGAGCCTGACGGATTACTGGGATAATCTTCCCCAGCTTTCGCCGCCCCTCATTCACGGCGTGCTACGTCAGGGCCATAAGATGCTAATTGCCGGACCATCTAAGGCAGGGAAGTCATTCGCACTGATTGAGATGTCCATTGCCATCGCTGAGGGAGTCAAATGGCTAGGGTGGCAATGTACTCAAGGCAAGGCGTTGTATGTCAACCTCGAGCTCGATCGCGCTAGCTGCTTGCATAGGTTCAGGGACGTATATACGGCACTGGGACTATCGCCGCGGAACATTTCGAACATCGACATCTGGAACCTCCGTGGCAAGTCCGTACCGATGGACAAACTGGCACCAAAGCTGATCCGGAGGGCGCAGAAGAAGGGCTATATCGCCATCATCATCGACCCGATCTATAAGGTGCTGACGGGCGACGAGAATAGCGCCGATCAAATGGCGCACTTCACGAACCAATTCGATAAGATCGCTACGGAGCTAGGCGCCTCCGTCATCTACTGTCATCATCACTCTAAAGGCGCGCAAGGTGGCAAGAAATCGATGGACCGCGCGAGCGGCAGCGGCGTATTCGCCCGCGACCCGGACGCGCTGATTGACCTTGTGGAGCTCGACGTGACCGAGGCGCTGCTCGCCCAGGAAGAGAACAAGGCGATCTGCTCGGTCTATCGTCGCTACTTCGAGCAGCACAATCCGACATATCTGCGAGATTCTGTATCCCAGGATGATGAGCTGAGCGCTAAGGCGATGGAAGATCATGCACGCCGGGCGATCTACGATACGGAGCAGGCGGCCGCGAAGGAAGAGATTCAACGCGTACTGCAGGCCGTCCGTAATCGTTCGGCGTGGCGCGTAGAAGGCACGCTGCGGGAGTACGCCAAGTTTGCGCCGGTCAATATGTGGTTCCAGTATCCGATCCATCGCGTCGACGACGTAGGCAGCTTGAAGGACATCGATCCGGAAGGAGAAGCAGCTCCGTGGCAGCGTGCGGCCGGCAAACGCAAGGACAAGGCAGGCAAGGAACGGCGGAGCAAGGCCGAGGAGTTCGAAGACGCGGTAGCGAACTGCAATATGGGCGAGCCTCCAACAGTTAAGGACCTCACTGAATGGTTCTCGTCATCGGGCAAAGAAGTGGCTGAACGGACGATTCGGGATTGGGTGGCGAAATTCGGTTTCATGATCGACAAGAATAACGGCTTCGTAGTGGTCAAGAAAGACAACGGCGGCGACCATGATTAACGCCGCCGCAATAAAATTCGCCAAACGGCGGGGAAATCATCATTTTATGGTCGCCGCCGCACGGAGGTTATTCGTTTTTATGGTCGTTGCTTTGCGGCGGAATTGCGGCGGGGATTTGATACGTCATGGTGCTCGCCGCCCGGAGGCGGGGACACCTATATATAAATATATAGGGATAGGGAGGGGCGTGACGCAAGCGCCCCTCCCCCTCCCCCTGACATTTATAAACGCGCAAGTGGAATAAAATGGGAGAAGGTGACGACCGCATGACGACAGAGTTCTTCATGCCGATGAAACCGCCGACAGCTACTCATCAAGAAAAACAGGTTGCGGTTGTGAACGGTAAGCCAGTGTTCTACGAACCGGATGACTTGAAGGCGGCGCGGGCTAAGCTAACGGCACACCTGGGACAACATGTGCCGGATAAGAAATACACTGGAGCGCTGCGCGTGATCGTCAAATGGCTGTTTCCCATCCCTGATGGCAGCAAGCACTATGACGGGGAGTGGAAAACGACGAAACCTGACACGCACAATCTGAACAAGTTGCCGTTCGATATCATGACTGATCTCGGGTATTGGAAGGACGATGCCATCGTCGCCAGTGAGATCATTGAGAAGTTTTGGGCAGCCATGCCCGGCATTTACATTCGCATTGAGGAGCTGTAGCCGATGGACTATAACGCGGTTTTTGGAGATGTCCTAGCTTGGATCGGACAAGCCAATCACGCTGCAACCATGCACGGTATGGATAGCGACGAGTTTTGGAAGTGGGCCGCGGATTCCGCAGGCAACTTGTGCAGGAAGTATGACGACAATCGCCTCGTAATTAAGCAAATGACGATGATGGTTGAATGGTTGGAGGAAGTTTTCGAGAGTCGGAAGAAGGCTGTATAAACTGGAGGGGTAGACATCATGATCGAACAGCTGATGCAATATAGACAAATGCAAGCAAGACTAAATGTGCTGTCGACGTATAGCGTCGGCATGGGCATCACCGTCAGCCGGCTAAACGAAGACGACCAGCTGCAGGAATTACACCGCCGGCTGCGTAATTTGCCGAGCTATAAGTACCTGTCTAGCAAGGAGCAGAAACTTGAGACAACAGCACATGCGTATCTTGGTGGCAGATACCCAACGGGAATTCGTAGTCAGCAGAGAGCTATTCCGCGAGTCGGTGCTGATGAAGAGGATGACAAACTGCTTGAAGAGTTGCGCGAGAAGATCGCAAAGGTTATAGCGGCCCGTGGTTACGAGATCCGAGACGACATAGACGCTGTTCTAGAGCGCTTGGCAGAGTATCAGGATCTGCAGGCGGAAATCAAAAGGATTGATAACGTGCTGGCCGAGTTGAAGCTGTTAAAGCCGGACTATGAAAAACTGTTGCGGCTGAAATACATCGAAGGCCTCAGCGTAGAAAACATATGCAAGGCGCTTTCGGTCGTCGAAATGACTTACAAGCGTTGGCGAAAAAAAGCTATAGAAGAGTTTGAAAAGCTAATTATTTAAAAGTTGTACCGTTGTGAGTACCCCTATGTGTACCTTTTGGGCCATGTCAACCCGTGTTAATATGGTATTGAGGCGAAATGGGTAACTGACAATCCACTATATGGGTTAGGCGGTTGCCCATTCTGCATTACAAGGCTCAAGGCACCTTTCTGTATGGATTGCAGGAGGTGGCGAAGGTAACCGCGCATCAAAGGGACCGGGGTAAGCCCGATCGCGATGCGCGGTTTTTATTTACCCGAGAGGACGAGAGGAGATATGGACGATGCGTTAACAGTCAGAATGACCGATCACGCTTACGAGCAGTACTGTCAGCGCGTCGAGCTGATCGATCGGACAAGACTCAGAGAGCATGTGACCCAAGTCGTGAATAGCGGCGAATGTCATCGCAAGAGAGAGTTCGTGCAGATCGACGGAGTTTGGTGGGTATTCGAGGTTACGGGCGATGTAATGCTGCTGATTACGTGTTACGGCCGCAGCGACTTCGACATTCCGAGGGCGTTAGCGTGGGCGAAGGTACAGAACGACAGGATCAATCTTGATGGAGCGAGGTGATAACGATGAGCGCGAATAAGCTGACGGCAAAACGAAAAAAGTTTGCTGATGAATATCTTAAAGACCTCAACGGGACAAAAGCGGCTATGCGAGCTGGGTATAGCGAGAAGACAGCGAATGAACAAGCAGCGAGGCTGTTAGCAAATGCTAGTGTGCAGGAGTATCTGCAGAAGCGGCAGGCTGATCGCGCGCATCGAACCGAGATCACTCAGGATATGGTGCTGCAACGTCTATGGGCTATCGCGACGGCGGATCCGAACGAGCTTGTCCACTTGCGCCGCCTATGTTGCCGTCATTGCTTCGGTATCGATCACGCCTACCACTGGCGAGACGAGGCTGAGTACGCGGCGGCCGTGCAACTGGAGAGAGACGACGCGCTAGCTAATAACCGAGAGCCTAACTTACCTACAAACGAGGGAGGCTACGGCTACGACAAGCTCGAGCGCCCGCATCCTAAGTGCCCGCAGTGCCGGGGCGAGGGTCGTGCTGACCTCCATATGGCCGACACGCGCGACGTTAGCGAGTCAGCTAAGCTCTTGTATGCAGGCGTTAAATCGACGCAGGCCGGTATCGAGATCAAACTACAGGATCAGCAGAAAGCACTCGAACTCGTGGCGCGCCACCTCGGCATGTTCAACGACAAGTTGAAGATCGAAGGGGAGATGGTCATCTTCAAGGGCGAGGAGCAGCTTCTGGACTGACATCCGCACAAAGCGCGTATTTTGTCGTAAAGTACAAAGCCTTAACACATCGAATATCGCCAAAATTGACCGTGAGCGCCGATTAGCTATTTTTGATCGGTGCTTTTGCATGTGTCAGAAGGTTGTTCTAAGGCGCAGCAAGGCAGAGAACACGAACTCTCGTTTTCTCCGTTTTTCTCGCGTTTACGCCCCAATCCATTTCTAGCGAATCGAGGTGATCGTCATGGGCGAAATCAACCTGGCCGAGGTCGTTGGCGGCGGTTACGGCTCGTTCTGGCGATCGCGCAAACGGTATCGCGTCCTGAAAGGTGGCCGCGCCTCGAAGAAGTCGCGGACCGTGGCGCTATGGTACATCTACAACATGATGAAGTACCCGCTGGCGAACACGGTTGTCGTCCGGAACACGGCCAATACGAATAAGGACTCGACATTCGCAGTACTCAAGTGGGCGGCCCGGCGGCTTGGGGTATACCACTTGTGGAAGTTCACGGAGAGCCCGCTAGAGGGAAAGTATCTACCGACCGGTCAGAAGATCCTCTTTCGTGGGTTCGACGACCCGTTAAAGATCACGTCGATCACGGTAGATGTTGGCGTTCTCTGCTGGGCATGGGTGGAGGAAGCGTTCGAAATCGCAGACGAGGAAGAGTTCCGGACCTTCGACGAGTCGATCCGGGGCGACATGCCAGAAGGGTACTTCAAGCAGCTGACGCTCAGCTACAACCCTTGGATCGATAGCCATTGGACAAAACGTCGATTCTGGGATCAGGAAGATCCGGACGCCGACCGGTTCACGACCACGTACAAATGCAACGAGTGGCTGGATGATGCGGATAGACGGCTGATCGAAGAGTTGGAACGCACTAACCCAGCTCGGTTCAAGGTCGTTGGCCTCGGGGAGTATGGCCTGCCAGGCGGGACTTACTTCGAGGAGTTCCGCGAGGACGTGCATGTCATTAAGTCTTTCGTCATCCCTCCGGACTGGCAGCGGTTCAGGGTGCTAGACTATGGCCTCGATATGCTGGCCGGTTACTGGATCGCAATCGACCGGCAGGGATTCGCCTACGTGTACAAAGAGGTATACGAGTCGAATCTCATCATCAGCGCCGCAGCTAAGCGGCTGACCGAGATGACGATCGAGGATATCAAGCTAACCTACGCACCGCCTGATCTGTGGAACCGCAGGCAGGATACGGGTAAGAGCGCGGCTGAGATCTTCCAGGAGAACGGCATCACGCTGATTAAGGCAGGCAATGAGCGCGTGCAAGGTTGGTTGAACATGAAGGAGTGGCTGACACCGTTCGAGATGCAGGACGAGCAGACTGGCGAGCTCGTGAAGACGGCGCGGCTCCGGTTCTTCGACAACTGCAAGAACGCCATCCGGACGATCCCTTCTGTACTCAAGGATGAGAAGGACCCGAACGACGTTGCCACAGAGCCGCATGAGTTGACCCACGCACCGGATGCAATTCGATACTTCTGTATCATGCGTACGTTGCCAACGAAGCCAGAGCCTAAGCCGGTCGACAACACCATGGAGGCACGCGTACGTAGGAACATAGAACGGCTTAACAAGCCAAGCAAGCGGAAGGGAATGAAGATGTTGTGACAATTAAAGACGTATTGATATACAGCCTAAGCGTTGAAGCATTGCTTTTACTTGCGTTGTTTATCGTTTCAGAGATCCGCGGCGATGCTAGGTTTCGTCGGATGTCCGATATGGTCACAGAGTCGCATCAGCTACTAGCGAAGAGCATCGACGCTCGAGACGCTGAACGGCAAGCCTGGGCAGTTGAACGACAGCAGCTCCTCGATCGCATTCAGGCACCATCGTTCGGCGAGTACAAGCAAGCCGAAGTCCGCACGATCAAGGCCCAGAACGGCGTGAAGGAACCGCCGCCGCTGGAGCAACTATAGGAGGAGAGAAATGGACAAGATTCTTGAAAAGTACAAGCGCGTTAAAGCTGAAATGGAAGGGCAGATCGAGCTTAAGGTATGGTCTGAACACGAAGTGATCTTGGCGTACAGCCCCCTACTCAATAAGATAGCTAGAGATTACGTAGAGTCTGTTATCATCGCCGAGAAGGCACAACAACCCAAGGAGGTAGACAATGAAACTCTATAAATTCACCTGTGGCGCCGACGAGAAGATCGGCGTTTTTGTTGACGACAAAGAGGCAAACAGCCGCCGCGCCGAGGTCGATCCGACGTTCCAATACGTCCATACGACGATCGAAGAGGTCCGCGTCCCCGGCTACAACATCACGATCACGCCGATCGGCAAGAAGGCCGAGCCTAAGGTGGAGGACGACAAGCCGGATCAATCCGGTGGTAGCGATCCTGACGAGTTCGATGCGATGGAGAAGCCGGAGCTCGTCGAGTTCATGAAGGCGAACGAGATCGAATACAAGCCGCAATGGGGCGACAAGCGGTTGCGCGAAGCGGCACGTGCATGGAAGGCCGCACAACAAACGAAAACGGAGGATGGACAATGAACTTCGGACAAGCACTAGAAGCATTGAAGGCAGGTAAGAAAGTAGCTCGTGGTGGCTGGAACGGCAAGGGGATCTTTATCGAACTCCAACGACCGGATGCTCATAGTAAAATGACGCACCCCTATATCTTCATCGACACGACCGGCCTGCAGACAGACAATCCGCAGGCTCCTAAGTCGCGCGTGCCTTGGTTGGCATCGCAGACTGACATGCTTGCCGAGGATTGGGGTGTTGTCGAATGATCCCAACGGTCGGACGGATGGTCTATTACAAGAGTCTCGGTTCGCCAGGCGGCGAATTCCAAAGCGTTGATCGCGCAGCAGTCATCACGGCGGTGCATAACGCAACCTGCATCGATATCTGCGTGTTCAACCCGAATGGGCTTTACTTCAACCAGAAGGTCACGCAAGGTCAGAACCCCGGCCAATGGGATTGGATGCCGTATCAAAAAGGGCAAGCCGCTAGAACTGAGCAGCTTGAAGCTCAGCTTCGTGCACAAGATCAGGATATGAGAGACCGATAACCCAAGGCGCTCCCAATAGAGCGTCTTTTCTTATGCCAAAACCAAGGAGGCTAACCCATCATGGCACTTACTGTATCCCTCGTTAACCGCACCGTATTTGGAGACAAGAAGATCAGCGTCGCCGACGTAACGTTCGATAGCTCGTACGCTACCGGCGGCGAAGAACTCGACCTAAAGCTCCTCGGCCTTAATAGCGTGCTGTTCCTGCAGTCTCAGCCGAAAGACGGATACCAAGTCGAATGGGACGGCACGAACAAAAAGCTTCTCGTCCGGGCGACCGGCTCCGCAAACAAAGCGGCGTTCACACAGCTCGACAGCGCGACCGACATTGCAACGTTAGTCATTCGAATTATGGCATACGGCAGCTAAGGAGGCGATGAGCCGTGGCGAAATCCACCCAGAAGGGCGCTTCCGCGTCCCCGGACACCAAGCAGACGCGGCTCACGCCCGATGTTGTTCTCGATTACTTCCGCAGCGCGGAGAACTGGACAGACATCCGTCAGCAGCTCGTTAACGTGAACTACTTCGTCGGCAATCAGTGGATCGGCTGGAACGCTTCGCATCGCAGGATTGAAGTTCTGCCGCAGCAGTCCGGCGAGGTCCGCATATCGCGTAACAAGATAAGGCCGCGCGTCATGACGCTCCTGGCGAAGCACTTGAAGTCGAAGCTCAAATACAACGTCATTCCCGGAAGCAAGGAGCAGCAGGACATAGACGCGGCGAAAGCGGCGGACAAGTTCTTGCATGTTCAATGGCAAGAACTCGACCTCACGACGAAGTCGCGCGAATTGTTCTTGTACATGCTTATCCAGAAACGCGCCTGGATTAAGACGTGGTTTGACGCGGAGGCCGGAGACGAGATTTCGCCGGAAGAAGGCCAGCCGGGATATAACAAGTGGGTCGAGCGCGGCAAGAAGCCGATTCACCAGGGTGTCATTCGCGCGCGGATATGTAATCCGCTGACGATCTTCTGTGACCCGGCCGCGACGACCGAAGAGGAGATCCGCTGGATCATCGAGCGCAAGGCGCGTGACGTCGACGAGATCTTCGAGGAGTACGGCGTCGAGGTTAGTGCCGACGCCAACCTCGATTATCTGAACACCTACGATATCACGCGCGTCAATGGCGACGGTATCGGCGCATATCAGACGACCCGGATGCGTAACATGGCGATCGTCTACGAATTGTGGATCAAGCCATGCAAGAAGTATCCGGAAGGCGTCAAGATGACCGTCTGCAACGGTCAGGAGCTCGACTATACGGACGCTGCCGGCGACATGCCTTATCAGCTCTTCGGCTATATCCCGATCCCGGGTAGCTTGCTCTTCGATGCGATCGTAACGGACATGCTGCCGCCTCAGCGCGAGATTAACGTCATGCGGTCCATGATCGCCACACACGCACGTCGGCTCGGGAACAGCATGTGGCTAAACCCAATCGGCAACGGCGTCGACGAGGAGGACCTCGTTAACGAGATCGCGGGTATCATCAACTACACGGCCGTGAACGGCATGAAACCGGAACGTATTCAAGCGCCGGACATCCCTTCGTTCTATGGTCAGGAACTCGCGAACAACGCGATCGACATAGACGACTCGTCCGGGGCACGCGAGGTCAGCCAAGGGCGTATGCCGGCCGGCCTCGATACGCTGGGCGGTCTTGAGATCATGGTCGAGCAGGAGAACGAGAAGCTCGCGGTCGCCGCGCAGAACTACGAGCAAGGCATGAAGAAGGTTATGCGGCGTATTTTGCGACTCACGAAGGCGCATTACACCGAGGAGCGGCAATATCAGATCCTCGGCGAGGACAACGAGATCGAGGTCATTAGCTTTAACGGCTCCGATCTGACCGGCTTCGAGGATGTTAACATCGTCCAGGGCTCCAGCCTGCCGGAGATGAAGGCGGCCCAACAAGAGCGCATCATGACGATGTGGGAAGCAGGCGCGATCGTCAAGAAAGACGGTACGCCGGACACGGCCAAGCTCTTGCGGCTGATGGGAATGGGTGATTCGACGGAGCTTTTCGAACAACAGCAGCTTGACGAGAACAACGCCAAGATGGAGAACAAGACATTCGAGGACTTAGCGGAAAATCCGGAGTACAAGGCCGCAGCGGCAGCGTATCAGCAGATGCTATTACGTTATCAGCAAGCGGTTACGAGTCTCCCGCCGGAACAGGCACAGCAGGTACAACCGCCCGAGCCACCTCCAGGTACGCCGGCTATATGGGACAGCGACGACGATGAGGTGCATATTCAACTGCACAATACGTTCCGCAAAACGGCACGTTATCGTAAGATGCCGCCGGAGCTGCGGTTCATGGTCGACCAGCATTATCAGCAGCACGTCGATCGGATAAACGCCCCGATGCTCGCCCAGCAACAGGCGGAGGCGGCCGCGAAGGCCGGACAAGCCGAAGAGGCGGAGAAGGGGCGTAAGCATCAGCTCGATATGAAGCAGATGGACAACGAAGCTAAGGCCGCGAGTGACATGCTCAAGGCCGAGACAGCGCTCGTGACAGCCGGCGCGGGAGGAGGTGCGACATGAACCGGAAATATATCAGCGGCGTGGCTGTAACGCCGGATGACGACGTGACGATCGGTCCTACCGCCGGTTTATTCGTCGGTGGAACCGGGGATCTTGAGATCGAGTTCTACGGAGGCGGTACGGTATTGCTTGAGAATGTTCCTAACGGGACGTTCTACGACGGCTTCTGTGTCGTGAAGGTCAAGGAAGGCACAACAGCAACAAGCGTTATCGCTTTATACTGACGGGCACTCGCTGAGACTGCGAGTGCCTATTTTCTATTCATTTTCGCGCGGCGTTGAGCGTGTGGAGTTGCGCCGCCCACACAGGAGGTTTTTTACATGTCGAGATTCTTATTGCCAATGAAATTGCAGTTGTTCGCGGAAGGCGAAGCTGCATCGGGCGTTGAAGGGACTCCTGCCGCCGGGGAGCAATCGCAAGTATCCGAACCGCCAGGCGAACCAGTCGGCGATCAATCTGGTGAACCAGCCAAGCCGAACAACTTCGAGAAAGCATTCGCTAAGCGCCTATCTGAGAAGGAGGCGCAGTGGAACACCGCTAAAGACGCGGAGATCCAAGCACTCCGTGACCAGTACAAGGACTACGACACGTTCAAGCTGGCCGCAGAGTACCTCCAGCAGAAAGCTGGCGTACCTGACATGCTGACGCTCAAAGAGGAGATCGAGCTCGTTCGACTCCAGGAGCGCGCAGAGAAGGAGAAGGTCCCGCCGTCCGTCTTGAAGCGCATCGACGAGCTCGAGGCGAAAGCTGCGAAGGGTGAAGAATACGAAGCCCTTCAGAAGGAACAAGCCGAGCGGCAGGAGTTCGAAACTTCGTTGAAGACGTTCAGCGATGGGAAGACGCTCGGCGACAAGCAGCTCGATCACACAGAGCTGTGGAAGTACATGCACGAGAACGAGATCGCGAATCCGGAAGTCGCCTATAAGGCGATGAGGGCGGATCTCCTCGAGGAGCAGCTTAAGACGGCCGAGGAAGATGCCGTCAAGAAATATCTCGAATCCAAAAAAGCACCTAAAGCGGAAGGCGCTCCGGGTGCAGCAGCGCGGCAAGTGCCGACGACTGGCGGCGGATTCAAAGGAGCCGAACAGCGCGCGGCAGAGCGCATACGTGCAGCCCGGACAGCCGAATAAGGAGGGGCCAACATGCCCGCAACACTGTCCACGATTGAAGATGCGTTGAAGATTGACTATCTCCCGGAGATTCAGGAGCAAGTCAACAACGGCGCGAACTACTTTGTTAAGAAGTTGAAGGAAAAAGCGGAGAAGATCGACGGCGATGGTCGTAATTTCTACATCGCCCATCACTTCGGCCGCAACACCGGCGTCGGCGCGGGCACGGAGATGGGCGATCTGCCTACTGCCGGCCAACAAGGGTACAAGGGTTCGACGGGTAACGTCGCCTATATCCACGGCCGTCTGCAAGTCTCCAACGCCACGATCCAAGCGTCCAAACGCGACGAGACGTCCTACCTGCGCGCGCTGACATCCGAGGTCAAGGGACTCACGACCGACCTGCAGAACTATATGCGCCGCGCGTCGCTCGGTGACGGCACAGGGAAGCTCGGTACGTTCGCGGTGAACACGACCACGACAACACTTACCGTCAACGACGTGCGTCTGTTCTTTGTTGGTCAAGTCATCGACATCATCGACTCCGACGGCACGACGGTCGATCAGACGGCGAAGGTCATCACGGACATCGACTACGATGCCAAGACGATCAAGATCAGCGGTTCGAACATTTCCACTGCCGCCGGTGACTTCGCCGTTAACGCGGGCACGCTCGGTCTAGACCCTGTTGGGCTCGCGTCAATTATCTCGAAGACAAGCACGTTGCAGACGCTAGCTCCGGGTACGTATGGTTGGTGGAAAGCAAACGTACTTGCGAACGGCGGCACGCTGCGTCCGATCTCGCCAGAGCTCATTCGTGCGATGATCGACCGTCAAGACATCGTGTCCGGCACGAAGACGGAATGGCTGTCCGGCTCGCACGGCATTCGCGCGGCGTATGAGGCGCTGCTCACGAGCCAGAAGCGCTTCGTCAATCCGATGGAGCTCGAGGGCGGCTACAAGGCGATCGAGTTCGACGGCTTGCCGTTGATCGTCGACCGTTACCATCCGGCAAATCGTATCTGGGGCGGGAACTGGGACGACATTGGCTGGTACTACACGTCCGAGCTCGCATTCATGGACGAGGACGGCAGCATGTTCTCCCGCGTGCCGAACAAGCCTGCGTACGAGGCGACGGCGTTCGAGTACGGCACGATGGTCTGCCATCGCCGGAACGCGTTCTCCGAGCTCGCCGATCTGCAAGAGGCGTCCGGCTACTAGGCCGCGTCATAACGAACGAGAGGGGCCTTCTGGGCTCCTCTTTTTACATATTCCCGAGGGAGATGACTTCATGTGAACCGACATTACCGCCAAGGCTTCCGTCGTGATTTCCTCAACGATCTGAATGACGTCGAGCCTCAACTGCAAGCATACGACGAGCACTTATACCTGATGTATAACGGCGAGACCGGCGAACACCTCATCATGGATGGTCTGACTGAGCTCGCGGTTATGAAGATCCCTCAACCGGGATGGCCAAATCTGAACAGCGCGATCGTCGACCATATCCGGAAGATTCATACGATGAATGGCTTCTCGGCCGTCGCGGAGATTGAAGCCGCGGACAACGCTAGAGAGCGTGACGTTGAGCGACGCAAGGATGAGCTCGCTGAGGACTTCGCCAAGAACATGTACCACGCAGATAAGTATTCCATCACGGTTAACTGAGGAGTGAGACGATGAACACGGGAGAACTGATCGATCGCGTACGTCTTGAAGTCCATACCGATCTGACGGATGCCCAGATCGTTAGTAAGTTCAACCTGTTGTCGCTTCAGCTCTTTCGTGAGTTCGTATTCCCTGAGCAAGTCACGATCTATACGACTACCGATACTCCGTATCTAGCTCTACCAGCAGACTGCGCGGAAGATCGCATCCGCTGCGTGATTATAGACGATATCGAATACACCAAAGTGACTCCGGAAATTCAGAATCCACCGGCTAATTTTTGTACATCGTTCCTCGGAGCACTTTATATCAATCCTGTGCCTCCAGCCGGTAAGGAAGCTTATCTATATTACAGGCCGCGGCCCATTACGCTTAGCGCCAGTGCCTTGTCTACCAGCCCGAACTTCCCCGAAGATTATCACGAGCTCTATGTCTACGACGCCGCCAAGTGGATTGCAGGTTTAGCACGCGATACGGATATGCGCAATAACTTCCAAGCGGATTTCGATGAACTTATGAAGAGGGCGAAGAAAGGTCTTAAGAAGATGGGTCTGAAGCGCGTAAAAGAAACTACTATTTGGTGAGGTGGAGAGATGGAAACAGCTATGAGCATTGCGATGAAAGACATGGGGAAGTTAATAGCAGCGGCTAACTCTCCACAATCTGAAATAGATGAGCTTAGAGGCGAGTTTGATGCGCTTCAGGCGGAAACTGTGACAGGGGTATATAACATTGTCACAGGATACGGTGCTGATCCGACAGGAGCAACATTCAGCGATTTAGCTTTCAACAACGCGGTGAATGCCGCAGTTGCGGCGGGCGGCGGAATAGTGGAATGCCCGCCTGGAACCTTTAACTTTAGCATTTACCCATCATCATTACGTCAAGAGACGATTACAGAGACAAAAGACCTTAAAAACATCATTATCCGTGGTGCAGGAAAAGCGACAATATTAAAGGGTGTTTCTGCTGATGGACACGACGTATTGCAACTTAACGGTGTAAAGAACCTGACCATCAAAGACTTAGCGATCACATCTATAAAAACCAGTCCGGCAGATATGTCACACGGCTGTAACGGTATTTCTGTTACAAACGGCACGAATAACGTCACAATTGACAACGTGTATGCGTATGATCTCCCTTATGTCGTTAAACCGACTTATGTTGATGGCGGCAAACCATTTACTGTACAACCTGGAGCGCTTGGGGTGGAGGCTTGCCATAACATCAATGTGATTAACTGCGAGAGTGATAACTGTCCGTTTGGTTTTGAAGCAAGTATGACGGGAACAGAGCCATACCAACCTTATGGAATAAACGTAATAATGAACACATTCAAGGCATTCTATCGGATACTCTCCATAGGCGCAAGCGCACCTGCTTCCGGCAATTTCAATGAAAAGTTGATGTTTAATGTCGTGGATAATATAGGAATCGGAGCACAACAGGCCCTTGCTTTGACTAGAGTAAGTGGAATGTTTGAAAACAATCAATTCTATTCTGATTTGACAGCTATCCCAACAGCAATATCTATCGATACGGCAGTTGTTCCGATTGGCGTAGTGTCTTGCGAACATGCAGTTGTTAAAGACAATTTTGTCTACTACGCGCGTTGCGATCATTACGCGCGTGTAGGTGGGACGGGATCGGGTGCAACCAAATTCTGTTCGTTCAAGGACAATCAATTCACGGGTGCGTCCGATGGGGCAGGATTCCTCGCAATTGATTTTGGAGGGAACACGGTAAGGAATAGCGTGTTCGCGAATAACCAGTTCCGGGGCGTTACGACCGTCGCCTACGACGAAAAGTATTACGAATCCGCTAACGATAACGTTATCGTCACGAATGGGGCGGGAACCCGCTTTGAAAAGCTTGGAATCGGCACTACTGGCGATATTAGCGGAGCCGATTTTGTCATAAATGGCATGCTTGGTTTTACTTACTCGGACGGCAAGTCCGCGACTAACTTCATCTTCCGTAATGGAATCCCAATCGCCGTTAAGCAAACGATTAGCAGCGGGGCCACAACGAAGGTGTTCCAAGTCCTATCAAATGCAGATGCCGAATTGTTCAACATTGACAACAGTGGCCACATTCTCACAAATCAGGTAACAACGGCAGCTGTTCCTGGGACGCAGACTAAGCGGTTGCCAATCTACGATGTGGCTGGAACGCTAATGGGTTACATTCCGATTTATAGCACCTAAGTGAACCTACGGACGATAATGCGCAGCAAGCCGAGGGTTTACGACCTCGGCTTTTTATTTTGCAGAGGAGGGGTGAACCGTGGCTAACTGGACACCTATATCTGGCATCAAGCCGCCTATTCCGATCCGGGACTTCGCCGGCGTGTACAAGCCTGACGACGAGGGCTTCAATTTAGCCGATAACGTGTTCACGGAACTCATTAACTTCTGTCCGGATAAGTATCCTGCAATCACGACGAAGCCCGGCTATAGCGTCATCGGTACGTTCGGGACGCGCGTGCTAGGACTCGGCGCATGGAAGGACAGCGAGCTCCATGCGGTCTTTAACGACGGTAGCTGGAGACGGCTAAATAATGATGGAACATGGACCAGTTTGGCGACGGGGCTCAACACCTCGGCCGACTGGTCTTTCTGCAACTTTAAGGGGAATCTGACAGAGATCAACCTGATCGGCGCGAACGGTACGGATGCGATCAAGAGGTATAACGGTTCGACCGTTCAGAACCTCACGAATGCGCCATCAGGCGGCAACTACATTACAACGCAGGCTAACCGGCTGTACTGCGCCAAGGAAAACTCCGTGTTGTTCTGCGCGCTAAATAAGCCGACCGACTGGTCAACGGTCGACGATGCCGGCGAGATCGGTTACCAAACGACGAACGGCGAGACGATCAATGGGCTTAATGCAGGGTATCAGCACGTTACGGCGTACAAGCCGTCATCGATGTCGGAACTATACGGTACGGGTCCAAGCAACTACAGCTTTCCTGTGGCCGGAAGCGACATCGGAGCAACTGGAAACAAGGCGGTTACAGTTAAGGACGACGTGCAGTTCTTCGTCTCACGCGACGGAATCTTCCGCTATGACGGCGGAATCAGGCCGACCAAGGATTATTCGGTGGCGGTATACAACTTCGCTCGTGCTATGAATCCGGCGCAGCTGGCAAAGTGTGTCGCGGAGTCGGACGGGCGGTACCTGTACTTCGCTATCCCTTATGGATCGGCGACGGAGAGTACGACATTGCTGCAGTACGATCCGATGCATGGCGCCTGGTACACGTGGGACGGCGTATCCATCACGCAGATGCTTCGCGTCGGCTCGAAGTTCTACATCGGCGACGCATCCGGGCGCGTGCTGCTCCTTGGCGGAACGACGGCAGCGGGCTCGGCCATCACATCGACGGCGATTACGAAGCCGTTCGCGCTCGACTCTATCGCCCGTAAGCAGGAATGGTACAAGCTGTGGATCGTCGCCTCCGTGCCAGCTGGCAGCACGCTACAGGTGTACGCGAGCGGTAAGGCAGCCGGCAACGACTGGACGCTTGTCAACAGCCTGACGGCCGCGAGCGAGATTCAGTACAAGGAGCTGCTGATCCCAACGACGTCGCTTCGCGGGGCAAATGCGGTCCGCCTAAAGATCGTTGGTACGGGGCCGGTTACAATACATGAACTGACTCGCCAAGTTAGGGAGTTACCAATGAGGAGGTAAAGAGATGCCATTACAACCGATCAAGGTGCTGACCGAAGCGGCGAAGAGTTTGGAGGAGCTAACCAACGAGCTCGCCAAGATGCAGAAGATCCTGAATTACCTCCTCGAAGGTAATCTCGACTTCGACAATATCAGGGCACGCGGTATTAAGGCAGAGAATATTGAAGCGAACTCGATCACGGCCAATGAGATCGCGGCAAACACTATCACAGCCGATGAAATCGCGGCAAACACCATTACTGCTGACAAGATGGATGTCAATGAGTTGTCGGCGATCTCAGCGAATCTCGGAACGATCAATGTTGGCACTCTGATTGGCGTACTTATCCAAGCCGCCACTATTATCGGTTCGTACATTGCTACCGCAAACGGGACTTACCCAAGGTCAGAAATGAATGTGCTCGGTAATTTTTTCGGAGCTTTTAAAGATGCTAACAACTCGATTAAATTAGAGTCGGATTATTTTGGAAATCCCATAATAATTCAGGCGGCAGGCGGTGTAGAGCAATGGCTAATTACTCCTAACCCATCTGGAGGGATGATTATCCAATCGCTTGATGACCTTGTATTAGCTGTGTCAGGAAATATAATCATGAATAATCTCGGGTTCCAAGTCCAGGTCCAGAACTGGGATTCTGTATACGGCCTAGGTAACCTACAAACACTCCAACAAGCGCTTGATAATAAGGCTAACAAATCAGCAGTTTCCAAAACGGTATATGTTGCCTCGACGAGCGGAGGAGCGGCAACAACTCCATTGACAATAACAAATGGTATAGTCACTTCATAACTTATATAGTATTATTGGGGAAAATGGCAAAGGATGATAATCAATGAAAAAGATTGTCATAGGCATTCTTATCGGCGCGGCATTAGCTTTCTCAGGACAAGCGCTGGCAGAAACTACCTCAAAAGTCGGCAAGACAATACAAACCGAATATACTGTCGTTGTCGACGGTGATCCCCTAAAAATGAAGGCTATTGCCGTAGATGGTTCGTCGTATACTCCAAACCGAGTATTGGCGGAAGCTGTCGGGTATAATGTAGATTTTAAAGACAATACTGTAATCCTCACAAAGAAGGAGGATGATATCATGAGCGATGTTGTAACGATCCCTGAACAGACTGTGCCAGAGCAGAGTGGTAACGACCCTGCGGTAACCGGCATTAGTCTAGAAGGTATTGAGGCGGGTTTAAAATCACTTAACTCGTTGCTGGATTTTGCTAAAAATTCACTTGAGAGAGCGACAACAGAAGAGGGAAAAGAAAAAATGAAAAAGAAGATAGAAGATATTACGGCTCAGATAGAGTCGTTAAATGAGATGAAAGATCAACTTGAATCGCAGCAACCAAAACAATGAAAAATGACTTTATCAGGTTCGGATTAATTGTCGCCATAATTTTTATCTTTGCAATCTTCGTTTACCCCACGCCAATTAGGTACGAGACAATTAATATCGGAAATGGCAATACCGCATTAGCCAAAATCAATAGAATCACAGGGAAAACGATGGTTTTCATCCCCACAGACGGCGGGGGATGGGAAGAGTTTGAAAAATAACAATAGTAATAGGTCACCTCGACACCCTCTGCGGGTGTCTTTTTCATTCCCAAAGAAAGGACTGATGCTGGATGGCTGCAGTACCGGATCCGAATAACCAGCGCAAGTACATCGAGAATATGGCCGCAGGTAAGACATCGACCGGAGGACAGGCTACGGCAGGTCAGATCGCTTGGGCTAAGGCACAAATACCGAAGCTTCCCGCTGCCGTCACGCCGCAATCCGATAAGCCGCCGGTGACGGCACCAGCCGACATTCCAAATCCATCCACTGGCGCAACAACGTCCGGCACGTCGACGATGACCGTCCCAACACCGCCGGCGGTAACGAAACCGCCGACAGAGTATGACAACTGGAAGGCGAAGCAGGACGAGCTCTTCGGGAGGTTAGAGAGTCTCGTTAACACGCCGTTCTCCTACAATCCGGAGACTGATCCGGGCTATCAAGCTCAGCGGCAGCTCGCTCAGCTACGTGCCGGTGATGCATCGAAAGCGGCGATGGAGACGATGAACGCAAGCGGGCTGCTCCAATCCACGATGACGAACAGTCAGCTCGGACAGATCCAGCAACGGGCGGAACAGGAGGCGGCAGCTTATATCCCGCAGTATCGAGATCAGGCATACGGGCAATTCCAGGATCGCCTGCGCTCTGCTGCTGACCTGCTAAGCACGGCGCGTAATCTACGCGGAGACGAGTTCAACCGATCCGTGACGGAGGCAGAATTGACGGGCAATTATCTCAGCGATAAAGATAGGACTGCCCAACCATTGCTCCAAAACTTGATTACCTACGGTCAGGAATTCGGATCGGCAACTCCGGAGCGGCAAGCAGAGTTGCGGAAGCTCGCTGATGATACCCGTGCGCAATTGGCGAGCATGGGAGTCGACCCATCGCTCTATGATCCTAATCTCTCCACTGAGCAACGCCAAGCATCGCTTGGTAAACTCGGAACGCGTACGCTTGCAGGAGAACATCAGGACTATGCCCAACAAGCGGATCAGCGCGACTTCGAGTTCCGGCAAGCCCAGCAACAATGGGAGAACCTGTTCAACCAAGCGCAATTCGACGAGTCGAAGGCTGCACGGGTCTGGGAGCAGGCGTTCAAGGAAAAGAGCTTCGCGCAAGAGGTCAAAGACGCGGCCGCCTCTCGCGGGCTTCAATGGGCAAGCCTCAATCAGCGTGAACGGGAGTTCATCGCCGACCAAGCGTTCCGTGATAAGGAATTCAAGTATCAGCAAGAAAAAGACGCGGCTGCCGCAGGTACGAATGACTTCGAAGCGGAGGTCATGAGTGGACTCAGAAAATTCGGTTCGCCTGATGAAGCTCGCGGCTGGCTTACCGAGAACGCGCCGGAGATCACGAAGCGACTAGGTAGAGAAGGTTATGACGACATCCTCAAGTCGCTACCTTCGTTCTACGGCATAACGGAGAAGTCCGACGACTCCGCGATCCGTCAGAAAGCCATTGACGCCGCAATGAAAGACGGCGATTGGTATAGTGCGAACGAGGCTGAGCGGCAAGCACTCATCAATAAGTATATGGCTTATTACCAGTAAAGGAGGCTGACCCATGGCACTGACCAGTCCGGATGATTACAAGAAGCGAAAGGGCGTGTCAGTCTCCTCTACCTCTAGTAGTTCATCTAGTGGGCTCACGTCCCCGGAAGACTATAAGTCCCGTAATATGCCTGAACGCATCCGCGCCGCTGAGAATAAGCAGTATGCCGACGCTATGGGACCGTCTCGCCTGTTGGAAATAAGTAACCTAGAGGCCGAGCGAGAGAAGGACCGTCTAGCGAATGAGACAATGAAGTCGATCGGCATGGACTTTGCCTCTCAACATGGCGGCGGACCACTTAAACTAAGCCAAGAGGGCATAAAGCGTATTGCCGCAACACAGCCTGTAGAGCCGGATCGTCCGAACTATATAGAACGTGTCCGCGAAGATACAAAGAAATGGCCCGCTTTGCTCCGTCCGATCGGGGCGGCAATCGAAGCCGTTGCCGAAGCTCCTTTAATGGTATCGGCACGCCAACAGTTAGGCACGGCATCGGATCGCGATAAACTGTATGAGCCTAGCAAGGCCGCTCAATTAGCCGGAGGAGCGCTTAATACGATCGGTAATATTACGTTCTCCGGTTCACCGATGGGTGGCATCTATCAAGGAACGGGGCAAGCGATATCTAGATATGCGCCTAGACTTGATAGTGCGGCTGACGGATTGAAAGCCGCAACTGGAAGGGTAGCCGCGTCAGCAATCAAAGGCGTTGCGGAGGGCGTGCCGACGAACATCGCGCAAGAGCTTATCGTTAACCCCGAGGCATCAGGTAAAGACCTGGCGGTAGCAGGGGCTGTCGGTGGCGCGTTCGGCCTTCTACCGGCTGCCGGTCGTGCAATTGCTGAAGGGGTTAGAGGTGCTCGAGGAGCTGCAGAAGGAGCTGCTAGAGGTGCCCTAAGTGCCGTAGATGCACTTGACCGCACAAGCAAATTGCCTCAGTATTCCGGAAAGCTGCGGGTCGACAAGTCTCTTCGTTCATCTCCGGTAGAAGGCGCTGTCGTAAGCGAATTACCTTCAAGCGATCAAAAACAGCCTTGGGAGATGACGAGAGAAGAATTCTCACAAATTCCCGGCACGATATATGAACAATCAGACTTTCAAAAGGAGTTCGGACTTTCTGCAGAACCTCCGATGCCATCGCCGATGGAAGCGCAATCGAGTCGTTTATCCGGGGAATATGATAAGTATCTTTTGTCGGATCCGCGAACTTTTGAAGATGGGTACGGAATAGGCACTGAATTTGAAGTCCCGATTCCGGAAGGTGAATTTGTCACCATTTATCGTGTTGCTCCGCTTTCCGAAAAAATCATACTTCCCGGAAAATATGTGTCTACTTCAAAGAAATACGTTGAACATCATCTTGAAAACCATACCAGTGGCAGATTGATCGAGAACCCTGAATTGTTGAAAGGTTCTCATATCCTAGAAGCGCGCGTACGTAAGAATGACGTCGTGGTCGCTGCTGGAAATGAATTGTGGTGGGCTCCGAAAGATGCGTATCAATCCGTATTGGATTTGGCAAAGTCGAAAATGCCATCCATAAGTAAAGTTAATGCTAGTTCTCTTACTGAGCCTACGGTTAGCGTTGAAAGATCTCCTGACGTTCAGCCTAGCAAATATGCGGCGGAGAGAATCGCAAAACGCCGTAATCTCGGTTTCCCGCAGCCCGAGCTTCCTACAGTACGTCGTCCGATCATGCGCGAGACGGCACAGGCTGGAGAAGACGGAGCTGCTCGGGCAGCGAGCGACGCAGACCTGCTCGGGTTCGTTCCGAAAGGCGATAAAGGTCGGTTCACCCACCCGGAGGACACGCGGACATACATCCGCTCCGGAGCAGAGAAGGAGCCGATCAGCTTCGAGAACGCGGTTAATAACTTCTACACGAACGCGTTCGATAATCAGCAACGCATTAATCAGTTTGACAAGTACGTTGAGTCTGTAACGGGTACGCCGCTTTCGCCGGAGGAGCGTTCCTATTACTTGGCGCTTAACTCTCGCGGCTCCGATATGGTCTCCAACCACATCTTAACTGAACAGCTCGTGAACGCTAAGGGCGATGTGATCGGCCAATCTCTCAAGGACATCACGAGTCAGATTCCACGCCGGGCATACAAGAATTTCACGGACTACCTCATCGCGAAACATGCCGAGACGCGGATGCTTCGGGACGAGACGGTGTATAACCGTAAAGCGAATATGACGGTCGATAAGGTGAAGCAGAAGATCGCCGATTACGATCGGACGTATCCGGAGTTTGCGAAGATCGCCGATCAACTCTACGAGTGGAATGAGCAACTGACGAAGTCCTGGCTCGTTGACACCGGGATCATCTCGCCCGAGACGGCGAAGGCGTGGAAAGATGCGAATCCCTATTGGGTGCCGAATAAACGATTCTTCTCCAAGCTTGAGCGCGCGGGCAAGGGGCTCGGGGCGAAGCGCGGATACGGGAATCAGAATAACCCGGTTAAGAAGTATTCGCCTACGGGGTCGGAGCGCGACATCATCGACCCGATCGAATCCATGATCGAGTATGTTGACCGTTACGTGAAGACGGCTAAGCGTAACGAGGTTATGCAAACCCTTATCAAGAACATCCGTAAAGATCCGGAGAGCTTCGGAGATTTCGCGGTAGAGTTAAAACGCGAGAAGGTCGAACCCGGATCGCTCGGTGACGACGGATTCGATAAGTTGATCGAGAGTATGGACGATGAGTTTAACCGGACGCTCCGGAAGAGCGATATTGAAAAGGATAATGTCATAAGCGGTCTGATCGATGGGGAGCGTGTCTATCTGCGCGTGAACGACCCCGCACTCCTGGAGGCACTCGTTAATATTACGCCGCAGGCACGCAGTAAGGTGCTAGAGTCCGCACGTAAGGCGACGAACCTCGTTAAGGTGCTGACGACCGGCATTAACCCGATCTTCTCGCTAACGCGGAATATCTTTCGAGACATCCCGACCGCATTCATCGCGTCCAAGACCACGAATAACCCGTCCCGCTTTGCTTGGGACTTGCTTGACGGCGTCGTTAGCACCTTCGGGAATAAGGACTTGTACAAGCGGTACAAGGCAGTAGGCGGAGGACATTCCAGCCCGGTCGCGGCCGACCGTGATCTCCTCGCGCAGAGCAAGCAATCCATCCTGCCGCAAACCCGCAGGGGGCTAGGGTTCCTCCCGCGTGCGAAGAGCGCGCTCGAGAATCTGAGCAACGTGATAGAGTCGGCCCCGCGTCTTGGGGAATTCAAGCGCCTAACGGAGGCCGGCGGAGACAGCTACGGCAGCCGCGTGGAAGGGTTGTACGAGGCGAACGACATCACGACCAACTTCAAACGGCACGGCACCGTTTCGAAGGAGGCCGACGCGATCTTCTTGTACTTGAACGCTGCTCTGCAGGGCTTGGATAAGACGGCGCGTATTTTTAAGGATAAGCCGGGCGCCGCGGTCTCGAAGTCGCTCCTGGCCGTTACATTGCCGACGATCGCGCTCTATGCGCTAAATCACGGTGACGAGGCGTACGAGAACCTGAGCAACTATCAGAAAGACAACTTCTTCAACATCCCGAAAGGCGACGGCACGTTTATTAAGATCCCAAGGCCGCGCGAGATCGGAGTTCCGTTCGGATCAGCAGTTGAACGAGCTTTGCGCGAGTGGGTTGATAAGGATCCGGAGTCGTTCCGCGACTTTTCCGATACGATCACGACCGCGTTCGCTCCTCCAGGTGTTCCGGCTAAGGAGCTCGCCGAGGGTGATTTCATGGGCGCCGCTGTCTCTCCGATACGTGATACGATCGCTGGCCCGCTGGTTGATGTTGCCGCTAACGAGAATTTTGCCGGGGCGCCGATCGTGCCTGGATACCTCGAGGGTGCTTCGCCTCGTAACCAGTACGACGCGAACACCTCGGAGATCGGGAAGAAGATCGGCGACATCCTGAACGTATCGCCTAAACAAGTCGATCATTTAATCCGATCGTATACCGGCGTCGTCGGGCAGCTTGCGCTCCCCGCTTCGGCAAAAGGTGGCACGGTAACGGACATGCTTACGAAGCAGGTCACAGCGGACCCGGTGTTCACGACCGATGCGACAAGGTACTTCTACGAGTTGAAAGATAAGGTCGATACGCAGTACCAGGATTTCAAGGTCACGGGTGAACCTCCGGCAGGATACAACGACGCAGCACGGAAGTACCTCGATTCCGTAGCCAGTGACATGTCCGACATCACCAAAGCGATCCGCGCGGTCGATGATATGGACCTCTCTGCTGGAGAGGCTAAACGGATGAAGCGCGAGCTCACAGAGCTACGAAATACGATGGCGCGCACCGCTTATAAGGCTGTTGCCGGTCAGCAGTAACACAGGGCTCCGCGTAATCGGGGCTCTTTCACATACATCACGGCTCACACCTAGGAGGCTACACATGAATAGGGAACAAATCGCGGCATCGAGTATCGGAGCTATTGCTCTTCCGATTTTTGAATTTATCTATGGCGAGGGAACGGCTGTAATGTTCAGCGTATTCGCATTAGCATTCTTTATTCTATTAGATTGGCTAAGCGGATCGAGAGCATCGCGCAAGGATAACACCTACGCCTCGCACTACGGGATTGACGGCGTGTTCCGAACGTTCTTCATGCTGTTATTGCCGGCAGGGGGCCACATGATCGACGTGGTGTTCGGAATCCCCGGCGTCGTATTTGGGATTCTCGTCGTCGGGCTGCTGCACCATACGATTAAGTCCATGACAGCGAACGCGGTCCGCGCAGGGTGGGCAGAGTGGTTGCCCATTAGCTTACTTGAAAAACTAACAGCTTGGGTCCAGTCCGAGATTGATTCGAAGATAGACCGCGCCGTGAAGAGAATGTCGGATCGCGAGGTGGGTAAATGAAAAAAGGAATCGATTGTGCTCAGCCGTTGACGGCCAGCGTCGCAAAGTCGCTTGTCGCCGCTGGGCAGACCTTCGCTGCTCGTTATCTCGTCCCGATAACATACAAGTGGAAGCGCCTGACGAGAGCGGAGGCGGAAGCGATCACGGCGGCCGGCATGAAGATCATAAGCGTGTTCGAAACGACTGCTAACCGTCCAGCTGGGGGCGCGAAGTACGGCACGGAAGATGGTAAGGCGGCGCTGGCAGAGGCGAGAGAAATCCGTCAACCTGCGGGATCTGCGATATACTTCGCTGTCGACTACGACGCGCATCCGAGAGACTATGATGCGATTGAAGCGTACCTGCATGCGGCAGCTTCGCAGCTCTCAGGGTACAAAGTTGGCGTCTACGGCTCGTATGCCGTCATCGAGGAGATGGCGAAGCGAGGGGCGGCGAAACACTTCTGGCAGACGTATGCCTGGAGTCGCGGCAAGAAGTCAGCGCGTGCGAACGTATGGCAGCATAAAAACGGTGTGACGCTCGCCGGCCATCCGCTAGATTTGAACGAGTCTTACGGGGGCGAGGGTTGGTGGAATACGAAATCGGCCGACAAACCGGCACAGGAGGTAAAACCGAAAATGAGCGCAGAAGACGCTAATAAGATTATCGGATTCCTACAAGCAGCGTGGAAGGCGACGGGAGACCAGGAATCGCGGGCAGAGTTCAATCGCCTCGCCAACGAGCTACGCAAAGCATCCGGACAACCGCTGCAATAACGAAATGCCCGGGGGCTTCGGCTCTCGGGCTATTTTTGTTTTATCCCACTGTACAATCCACAATTTACCTTTATTTACTCTTGATAAGAACAGACGTTCGCTATATAATGACAGAACAAATGTTCTTATTTGGAGGTGAATATGATGTATGACGTCCATCGCGTAGAAGTCTTGCCGGAGTTGCTGACGTTGTCGCTAAACTTCAAAGAGCCGATCGGTGTATTGGCGAATGCAGATCAGCCTTACACGGTCACAGGGATCGTCGAGGAGATCGACGATACGTCTGTCTTGTTAGAAGGCCGGCTGATCCAGTTGAGCAACATCGTAGGTGTAGAGCCATGA